TAACAAGAAAGGTAAGTAATGGCTACCTATGGTACAGCCGTCTATAACGGCACAACCTATACGCTCTACGGTTTCCCCGGCTCTTCTATCCGAGATGAATTTAACCGCCTAGCTAATGGTGGTACTTACCCAAGTCCCGCTGCATACCTAGATGTCCAAGGTGCTTGCAACAACTGGACAGGTGCCCCAGCAGGCACAGGCGTAATCGCTTCCCTGAACTACAAGGTCAGCGCTACCCGCCCTCCTAAAGATTATCGTGAAATGAACTCAGTACTTGCTGAGATTTCTGGAATTGGAACCATTGGTTCCCCATCAACTTACGTCGAAGCGGTCACCGCATTAAGGACTATTGCCTCCTAATGACAACTCTTGCTGACCTCATCAACGATACTAAACTTAACATCCAAGGCTTCACCTATCGTCAGGATCGCTCTACTTACCTGACTCAGGCTTGCACCTCTGGAGACCTACTCATTTATGTAGGCGATACTCAGAACATCGGCACAGGAATCATCGAGATCGATGACGAACTGATGTGGGTAGATGCTTACGATCGTCAGGCTAACACCGTGACCATCGCTCCTTTCGGACGTGGCTACAACGGTACAACCGCTGCTGCACACTCAGCCAATGCTCAGGTTATTGTTACCCCGACCTTCCCACGCGTAGCAGTTACCCGTGCGATCAACGACACCATCTCCGCTGTATACCCAAAGGTATTCGGAGTTGGCTCTACAGACTTCAGCTTCTTGGCATCTCGTACTACCTACCAGATCCCTTCAGAGGCAACCCAGATCTTGCACATGTCATGGCAGACTGTTGGTCCTACAAAGGAATGGCTACCTATTCGCCAATGGCGTTGGGATCCGCTAGCAGATCAGGCTACTTGGTCAGTTGAATCCCCTGATGGATTCACCCCGGGCTATGCCAAGACTGTCTCACTTTATGACAACATCCTTCCGGGTCGTACAGTTCACTGCGTCTATGCCAAGCAGCCATCGCTCCTTGTCAACGAGACAGACAACTTTGAGGCTGTAACCACCCTTCCATCTTCTATGCGAGATGTCATCATCTACGGTGCTACTTACCGCTTGTCATCCTTTATCGATCCAGCACGTATGTCTATTACCTCTGCTGCTGCCGATGAATACGATTCCAAGCGTCCTTATGGCACAGGTATCAATGTGACCAAGCAGCTACAAATGATGTACCAGCAACGCCTTGAGGACGAGTCCTTGAAGCAGAAGCTTAATTACCCTACCCGTACCCACTACTCTCGATAAGGTAGACGATGACAGCCCAGACACCTCGTAAGTACTCCTCGCGGTCCCAACAGACCACTCTTTCATCTACTCTTATCGATACAGCTACGGTAGCCTCTGTTAACTCAGCGACTACCTTGCTTGGTGGAGTAACAATCTCAGCGGGTCAAACCTTTACCATTGTTATTGATCCAGATACATCACTTGAAGAAATTGTAGATATTACTGCCGTCTCTGGCAATAACATCACAATCACTCGTGCAGTGGATGGATCTACAGCACAGGATCACTCAGCTGGTGCCGTTGTCCGTCACATGGTTATCGGTCGTGACCTTCGTGAAGCCAATACCCACGAGGTGGCTACATCAGGAGTTCATGGGCTTACAGGTAACGTAGTAGGCGATAGCGACACACAGGTACTTACCAACAAGGATCTGTCCAGCTCTACCAATACATTGTCGACATCTGTGGTTACCCTTACAGGTACCCAGACTCTGACCAACAAAACTTTGACATCGCCTACCATCAATGGCGGTACTGTCAGTTCTGCCACTGTGACTAGCGCTACTATCGCATCTGGTACCTTGGGATCTGCTCTTGCAGCCGGTGGTTATCAGATCCATAACATGGCTGACCCAGCATCTGCACAAGATGCTGCTACCAAGAACTATGTAGACGCTCAGATTACTAACCTTGTTAACGGTGCTCCAGTTAGCCTGAACCAACTTAACGAGTTGGCTTCTGCTATCAACAATGACCCTAACTTCAACACCACTCTTACCACTGCCCTAGGAACCAAACTTCCTTTGGCTGGCGGTACCATGACCGGTGCTATCAACATGGGTACCCATCAGATTAATAACCTTGCTACGCCTTCAGCATCTACCGATGCTACTACCAAGGGTTACGTAGATAGCATCTTGGGATCTGCTACAGCCGCTTCTACAAGCGCCGCTTCTGCAGCTACCTCTGCTACATCTGCTGCTGCTAGCCAAACTGCTGCTGCAACTTCAGCAACATCTGCTGCTGCCTCAGCAACTGCTGCAGCAACCAGCGCCACAAGCGCTGCTGCTAGTGCAACCACTGCTGCTACTTCTGCCGGCACAGCAACTACTCAGGCTGCTAACGCTGCTACCTCAGCCAGTTCTGCAGCTACATCGGCATCGTCTGCTGCTACTAGCGCTACCAGTTCTGCTACTTCAGCATCAGCTGCTTTGACATCTGCTAACTCAGCATCCCTGTCTCAGACTGCCGCTGCTACATCAGCGACTAGCGCTGCTGCATCTGCTACGGCTGCTGCAACATCGGCTACTTCAGCTGCTGCTTCGGCTACCGCTGCTTCTAACTCAGCCACAAACGCTGCAACTTCTGCTTCTAGTTCCCTTGCTACTTACAACACGTACAAGACCTATTACCTAGGATCGTTTGCTTCAGCGCCTACTTTGGATAACCAAGGCAATGCCCTTATCAATGGTGCTACATACTTCAATAGCGCAAACAACACAATGTTTGTGTACAGCACTGGCACAACCTCATGGTCGGCTATTTCTTCTACCTCTGCGGTAACTAACGTTCTTGGTACAACAGGTAACATCACCAGCACAGGTGGTTCTGCTCCTACCATCAACCTTGCTACTGCAGGTACAGCCGGTACCTACGGACATCCAAGCACAATGACAACGGATGCCTATGGGCGTGTAACTAGCGTCACAGCGGGCACTGTCACAGGTACTGGTAACTATGTCCTTCAGACTAACCCAACTTTGACTTTGCCTACTATTGGCAATGCAGTCTTTGGTCTAACTAACGTATCTGTATCTGGCGGTACAACCAACCTATCGTCTTCAGATAACCAGCAGATCTACTTTAGTGCCAACGGTTCTAATAGCAGCCACACAGTAGTCTTGCCTAACACGGCTACCCTTGCTGTCGGTGAGTATTTCGACCTTACCAACATCACGCACCTTGGCACCAATGCCAACGTGACTGTCAACCTTTATGGTGGCACAAACCTTGCAACCTTGTACCCATCACAATCTGTTGTGGCTACAGTGCTTTCTACCAGCTCCAACACCTCTGGTGCTTGGAACCTGTTCTATGATGGTTCTTCTACCGCTACTGGTACAAGCGCAGCAGTATTCTCTATTAGCCCTACCCTTGTAACACCTAACATTGGTGCAGCAACTGGTACATCATTAACTGCTACTGGAACAGTAACAGGTAATGCTGTCGCTGCTACTGGTCTTACAGGTGCTACTACCAACACGGTTCGTTTGGTTGGCGCTACCTCAGCAGGCGCTCCTACATCGGGCACCTTTGCAGTAGGCGATCTTGTTATCGATGACACTGGAACACTATGGATCTGCACTACAGCAGGTACACCGGGTACATGGGTACCTGAAATCTCAGCTAGCCTTACTGTTCGTTCGGCTACGGCTACTGCTGGCACAGGCGAGTTTACAATCTACGGTACTTCTGGTACTGCTAGCCAAACCATTACCCTGCCTGCCACAGCACTTAACGGCAGCATCTATCAAATCAAGAACATCTCCCCTTATCCAGTAAACATCAAGGGTGGAACTAACTCAGTCTCAATCTCAGGAACTGTTTACTCTGCTTCAACTTCTTACACAGTTCCTGTAAATACTTACTACTCGTTTGTTTACTCTGGCAGCATTTGGTATTGCTTTGGCACTACTGATCTTGCTCAAATGGGTGGATCTCTTACTGCACCAACTCTAAACAATTCAACCCTTACTGGAACTTTTACAGCCTCTTCTACCTCTGGTACGAGTGGTCAAGTCTTACAATCTACTGGTACTGGTGTACAATGGGCATCAGTGTCATCCGACCCTAACCCTCAAATCTTCATGCTGATGGGAGCATAAGTAATGACAACAACATACAAGGTGCTGGCACAAAACAATCCGTCAGCCACAACACAGACCACACTTTACACTTGTGGTGCAGCCAGCGGTGCAGTTGTATCAACTATCACCATTTGCAATCAAGCATCTTCTGCAGCCACATATCGTATTGCTGTTCAACCAGCAGGCGCAAGCCTAGTGGCTAAGCACTACATAGTGTATGGAGCAACGGTACCAGCATCTGATACTACAACTCTTACGCTAGGTATTACTTTAGCCAATACAGATGTTCTCAGCATTTATGCATCATCTGCTACTTTGTCATTCAACGCATTCGGAAGCGAGTTATCATAATGGCAGCTAATACAGTCAGCACAACCACTATTAACCCTTGGCAAACCATTGCGACAATAACCGTTACTGCTACAACATCTAATACAGTTATTACTAGTTTATCAGGTTACAAAACTTTAATGATAGTTTGGAATAGTGTATTCAACGCTTCGGCAGATAGCCCATTGATTCAATTTAATGGAGTAACAAGCGGTTATTCATCAATTTCTACCGGTATTGGTGGCAGTTTGGCTGCCACTAATGGAATTATATTAAATAGTTATAATTATTCAGGACAAACAAATATAGGTTATCTTGTTATAAATGATGTTTTATCTTCCGTTCCTAAAACAGTCAATGGATACGGTCAGGTTGCAACTAGCACTTATGCAGGTCCAATTTACGGATTTTGGAATAATACTTCTGCAATTACAAGTATAAATTTTACCACCCAAGGTGGTACAGCATTTAGCGCGGGTGGCACAGTAACTCTCTACGGAATCGCGGCTTAACCCATGCCATCACATGTCAATCCTAACGTAGGTAAAGTCGTAGACATTCCTAACAACATTCCAACTTCTGTAACCGGAACCGATAATGGAACTGGTCAAGGCGTAAGTGTTGCCTTTACTGGCAACTCGTCAACAACTGGTGGACCAGTTGCATATTACAAAGCAATTTCAACTCCGGGGTCTTTTAGCAATACATCTGGAACTAGTCCTATTGTTGTTAACGGTTTAACTAGTGGCGCTTCTTATACATTTCAAGTTGCAGCGGCTAATGCGACTGGTACTGGTCCGCTTTCCACTTCATCAGGAAGCGTAACAGTAATTGCATTGCCATCAATTACATTAGGTACAAGGTATTCTGATGCAACATATTACTACAGTTATTATGGAAGCAGTCAAACAATTAGCGTTACTAATGGTTCCATTGTTGGTGACATATTTATTTTTGCAGGTGGTGGTGCTGGTGGTTCTAATAACAATGCTAGACCGGGTGGCGGAGGCGGTGCAGGTGGTTACTACTTATACTCTACTCAAACATTAACTACTGGTAGTTATGTAATAACCGTTGGTGGCGGAGGAACGGGAACTATTACTACTCAGGGAACAGATGGAAGTTCTTCATCTTTTGCTACGGGTTACTCAAGCCCTACTGGTGGTGGAGTTGGTGGTTATTACAACAGCGGAACGCCATCTGTAGATAACGGTGGCTCTGGTGGTGGTGGCTCAGTTCCAAGCACTGCACCTGCTTATGCATCGGGAGGTACAGGTACCTCAGGTCAAGGATACAACGGCGGTCGCGGTTATCAATATGCAGGTAACTACAGTCAAATGGGTACTGGCGGCGGTGGTGGTGCTGGCGGTGCTGGTGGAGATGGTTCTGCTACTGCTTCAGCAAACTCTGGTCATGGCGGCTCTGGCGGCTCCGGCTCTAATCCTTGGGGTACATTACCTTTAGGAGCAATTCTTGGTGGTGGAGCAGGCGCTGGGTATAGTTCGGGAGGTTCTGTTTCGGGCTACGGAGGAACTTCTAATGCTGGATATACAGGAGCTGGTAATGGGGGTAATGGCTCATACGGCGCTGGTGGCGGTACAAACGGTTTTGGTGGTGGCTCTTCTGGCAGTTATGTGGCTGGCAATGGCGGCTCTGGCGGAGTTATTATTCGATACACTCGTTCACAAGTAGGAGGATGATAATGGCACATTTTGCTGAAATAGATTCAAACAATACAGTAATACGCGTTCTTGTTATTCCCGATGAACATGAACACAGAGGGCAAGATTACCTTGCTACAGATTTAGGTCTTGGCGGTACTTGGCTTCAAACTTCTTACAATACAAAAGGTGGAGTTCATTACGGTCAAGACGGGCATCCAGACGAAGGCGTTGCTTTCCGCAAAAATTATGCTGGTCCGGGAATGACTTATGATGTAACGCGGGATGCATTTATTCACCCATCTCCTTATCCATCATGGAAACTTAATGAAACTACATGTCACTGGGAGGCACCTACCCCTATGCCTACTGATGGAAGAATATATGAATGGGTAGAAGCAGACCTTAACTGGCAAGTTGTTGAGTTGCCAGCAGATCCTGCGGCTCCAACTGCTTAATGCTTGATGAGATAATCCCTTTACGCCGTACCGTTGAGGACGGCGTAGAGTTTTTTGAGATAAACGATTGGTTGTAATACCAGCCCCGCTTAACTGGCGGGGCTTTTTCTTTTAGAGGAGGAACTATGTCGGGTTTTGACATCACCGAAGGACGCGCCGAACGGTCCATTGCGGTAGACATTGGTGTAGTTCTAGGTCAGACATGGCAGAACACGGACATTGACTACGATGTAGCTATCGGTGGCGTTCCATTCCTCGTCAACCCTACAGCCGAGCATCCTTATGAGCGTGACACTACGCAGTTCCGTAAGAACCAGTATGACACTCAGCGTGATCCGGGTGAGCAGTCACTTACTAACTGGTGGCTTCGTAGCCAGTCTTCATTTCACGCAGGCAATGGCATCACATTCTACGACCCATTTGCCAACCCATTCTCGGTTTCCTTGGCATCTAACTCGTACCGCTTCAAGGAGTCTCTAGGACTCAACGTCATGGAGTTTGGTCAGGTAACAATCCTCAACCGCATGAACCAGACTCAGACTACGACCAATGCTATACAGCTTGAGTCGGTAGTCATCGGTGGTAACGACCGCCTCCTCGTCTTGGACAGCAACATCAAGGTTACTGACGGCACAACATCTGCCATGTCCACCTTAGTTACCGCTGCCTCTACTTCCTACCCAATCCAAAGCATCGCTAACGATGGTACCAATGTCTACTACATCGACAACGGACACATCTACCAGCAGATCATGGATCTATCTACCTCTGCTGTAGCGCTTTACCCAGCCCCAGCATCTTCTAGCATTACCTCATCCAGACTTGGATGGGCTAAGCAGCGTCTAGTGGCCGCTATTAACAACAACGTTTATCAGATCACAGGCACTGGCGCATCCCTGCCTACCCCTGTCTACGCACATCCTAACCCTCACTGGAAGTGGACTGACATCTCAGAAGGTGGCGTAGCGATCTACGCATCTGGTTATGCCGGTGCTAACTCAGCAATCTACAAGTTCGTCCTTGATAACACTGGCGCTATGCCTGTCTTGTCCGTAGGACAGGTAGCAGCACAGCTTCCAGCAGGCGAGCAAGTGCTCTCTATGTATGTACACCTAGGAACCTACATCTGTATCGGTACCAACAAGGGCGTACGCATCGGCACACTCGATGCTACGACAGGTGACATCACCTACGGTCAGATCCTTAACAGCCAGCCAATGCGCGTCACTGGCTTTGCTGCACAGGATGGCTTTGTTTGGGCTGCTGGTACTGTTTCTGACGGCGTGGATTCCTACTCTGGTTCTATGAAGATCGATCTTACAGACTCGATCGACAACCTGATGTACGCCATTGCTCAGGATGCTTACGCTGAAACGCTTCAAGATGGCGTAGTTACAGACATCGCATTCTTTGGTACCACCAATCAGCTCTGCTTCATCGGTGCTACAGATGCCACAACCTCTACCCCAGTCATCGGCAATCTTGGACTATGGGTGCAATCTACAACAGAGGTTTACCCATCTGGTTGGCTGGATACTGGTTACATCCGCTACAACATGCTCGAACCTAAGAACTTCAAGCGTGTCCTTGGACATGCAGATGTAGGCGTAACCCAGACCAGCGAGACGCTAGGTGGAGTTACCAAGGGTTCTGTAACCATCCAGACCTTTGATGAGATGGGCAACTACTACACAGTTATTACTTACGACAACAACACGGGTACTCCAGAAGCAACCATCTCTCAGCCAGTAGGAGCGCAAGCTGCCATGGGACTGCGGTTCCAGTTGAACCGAGATGCTACTGATTCCGGGCTGTCTCCTATCCTCAAGGGATACCAACTTAAGGCTGTACCTGCTACCCCTCGTACTCGTACCATCAAGATTCCTTTGATGTGCTACGACATCGAGAAGGATAAGTACTCAGGTGAACTTGGCTATGAAGGTCAAGCTCGAGACAAGCTCTTTGCCCTTGAGCAGATCGAAGATGCCGGTGACGTGGTCACCTTCCAAGACTTCCGCACAGGAGAAACTCAGCAATGCCTTATCGAGTCTCTTAGCTTCATCAACGTAAAAGCCCCAGATCGACGTCTTACCAACTTTGGTGGCTTGTTGATCGCAACTATCAGAACGGTATAGCAGATGCTCAAGGCAACCAGCGACGCACTTGTCAATCAGGTCAACTTCTCTGGCACTATCTACTACTACTTTTTCGTCTTTGCTGGTATTGCCACTGCCCTCGGTGTCTTCTTTAGACACTACCTTACCAAGACCATCAAGGAAGAGAACGAAAAACTTTTCACCATCATCCATGAGATGGATCGACGTACTAGCCGTATTGAGTACGCCCTATACAACGATGGCAAGACCGGCTTGATTAACAAGGTAGATGCATTGGTCGAAAACCAGCAAGTAATCCGTACCGACGTCGAGGTAATGAAGGCGAGGTACCATGACTAACCCGTTCAAGCGTAAGTACATCCACGAGACTACTGGAGATGTGCTCACCTTTAGCGAGCAGATTTCATGGAAAATCCAAGGCATTATCCGTAACTGGTACTTCGTCATCCTTTGGTCAACTGTCACCTTAGTCTGGTGGTGCCAACCTACATGGTTCACCGACACCCATGCCTACATCAAATGGATGAACCTAGCTTCATGGCTAGCAGTAACCGTAGAACTGGTCATCGGTATCGCCATGATTGGTCAGACCAAGCGTGATGCCCAGATCATCCGTGCTATGTACAAGATGTTACCTGAAATCCAGCAAGCCCTTGAATATATCCGCAAGCTCGAAGAGCGTGAGATCGACATGATTGGGGAACTACATGAATGATTACAAACCAAGAATTGGAGACTACGGTGTCATTAGAAGCACTGGACTTTTTGCTCGACTCATCCAAGTCGGAACTGTCTCTCGGTGGAACCATGTGTTTATCTATGTTGGAGATGGGAACATTGTTGAGGCAACTCCCAAAGGAGTAATCCTTAGCCCTGTATCTAAGTACAACCTGATCGCTTGGAACCAACACGAAGAGTTAGATAGCAAAGAGCGTTATGTCATTGCTGACTTTGCTATGTCCAAGATCGGACAGCCTTACAACTTCATCGTCATCGGCAACATTGCACTTCGTATCCTAGGACTCAAGATTCTCGCTAAGACCAAACTTATGTACCGCTGGGCTCAGGCTACCAAGGGCTACATCTGCTCTGAACTAACAGCTGAAGCCTACGAAGCAATCGGTGAGAACCTCTGCAACAAAAACGCAGACTTGACAACCCCCGGTGATCTAGCAGAAAGACTGGTGTACCAGTGACCTATCCTTTTATCGGAGCTAAACACTTCACAGCAGGACGTGGTGGCAAGACCCCACGCCTCATCGTCGTTCACACAATGGAAACCCCAGAGAGCAACGGACGCGCCTATCAGGTAGCACAATGGTTTGCTGGGCCATCTAGCCCGCAAGCATCTGCTCACTACATGGTAGACAACTCAGAGATCTACCAGTCTGTTCTCGAGGAAAACACAGCTTGGGCAGTAGATGATTTTGAGCTTAACCAAGAATCTATCTCTATCGAACACGCAGGACTAGCAGCACAAAGCGAAGCAGATTGGCACGACCATTACTCACTTGCTGAACTAGCGCTTAGCGCAAAGCTAGCAGCAGACATCGCTCATCGTCACGGCATTCCTATCGTCAAGCTAACCCCGGCTGACATCCTTGCTGGCAAGTCTGGCTTCTGTGGTCACATCGACATCACCTTGGCTAAGCACATTGCTGGTGGGCATACCGATCCGGGAACTAACTTCCCATGGATTGAGTATCTTGCCAAGGTACAATCCCAACCCCACTAAAGTCCTGACACACGCCCACTGCTTCCGATGTGGGGTAGCCGGAGCGATACAATTAAGGCTCTGGATGGTTTACTGTCCAGACTGTTATCCAATAGCGCTAGAAAAGGACAAACAAAAATATGAGCAACGTAAGCAAAATAGAAGCGGTAGTCAAGCACTACCTTATGGCAATCGTCCCAGCCGAGACAGCAGCAATCGTTGACGGTCACGGATCAGAAGCCAAGCACATTGCATGGGCAGCAGCCCTTGCTACCTTCGGTCCTATCCTCGGAACATTTTGGAATAAGTACAAGGACACCAAGGACGCTATCGCCTTTATGAAGGCGTACAAGCAGTTCGCAACAGCGGTTACTCCTGCTCCTGTAGCAGCAGCACAGGCTGTGGCAGCGGCTAATCCGCTTCCAGAGACACCAGCACCTACCGTCTAGGATACCCTTAATCGGTTCGAGGATCGATTTTAAGCACTAAAAAGCCCGGCCTTAGTAGAAATACTAGGACCGGGCTTCTTTTTGCGTTCTATGCCCTGTCTGCTACCCCGGCAGCTAGAGCAATAACTGAGCCATTGGTACCAGTGTAGTACCCATAGGCGCCCTTAGGTAGGGTAAATGGGGCGGTCGGTACGCTGAGATGGCTGTACGGAGCGACTCCCTTAAGGTTATAGAAGGATGGGTGGGTGAAGTCGGGGCAAATCACGTTTGTGCCTAGTGGCGTTGTGATGAGATAGTTCCCGACTGTGTGATCGCAGATCTCCATGAGCCAGTTACGACCCAAGGAATCCTTGGCAGTCTTGTTGATCTGAGGATCAACCAGCATCTCTGCGATCTCGTGCATGGCTACTGCTGCGATGCCCGGTGTGTAGCTTGGCTTAGTGATTTGCTTACCCAAGACTGAAAGTCCTCTGACATACGTTCCAAACGGGCTTCTCTTTCCGTAAGCATCGACTCGAATGTACGCAATTGGGATTCCGTTGACGGTTTCATGGTATCCGTAAGCGGTAGATTCCATTGCAAGATTTGGGAACTTGCTGACGAAGCAGACGTTCCAATCCGCAGTGGCTCTAGCGAGTCCCTGTGTAACGCTAAAGCCCGTGAGACCCCACGCTGTACAGACCTGCTGGGTGAATGATGCGATGGCGTTCGTGATGGGACCGATCTGTGTCCCGAGTGTGCCTGACTCATCGACTATGTTGATCGCTGGCATTATTCGGCAGCATCAATGGCGTCGTTGAAATCATTCTGCAGTTCGGCTAGTTTTTCTTCTAGCTCGATGACAGCGAGCCATAGCTCGTTGATCTCTACAACGTTTTCGAGATCTTCGCCTTCTTCTAGGAAGAGGTTGATGATGACTGTGAAGGCTAGCAACAGACCGATTCCTACGAATGATCCTGCTACTGAGATTAAAAAGTTGTGCATTTGTTTCTCCTTATCGGTGTGTCGGCTTGATTTTTTTTCCTGCTACAGTAAAATCGCCCATGTTGATGGGCGATTTTCTGCTCTGCTACTTAACAGTCTGTAACTGCTTACGTAGTTTGTATCTGTCCCGGAAGTACGTTCCAGCCCAGTAACCGTGCAGTTCTGGAATAGATACGGCATAGGCTAAGCATTCTGCTTTAACCGGACAGCTCTTGCAGAGCTGGACGATTGTCTTGTGTACGGTTTCTCCTACTTCAGGAAAAAATTCCTCGGTATCAATTCCCTCTTTATAGCAAGACGCTTCATCTCTCCAGAGATTCTCTCGACGGCTCATAGACCGAGCATTTCGATGATGTCTTCATGTCCACGCTTCTCAAGGTAAGCCTTGGCGAGAACGTAGTCTTTTTCAGTTGGTGTTGGAATTGAGTTCATTACTGCTGTACTGCCCATTAAGTCTGATGACATGTCATCCTCCGGTCTTGTAGAACCCTGTTCCATTGAACACGATTGGTACAGCGGAGAATACTTTGGTCATGGAGGTTTGGCAACAAACCGGCAATGTAGACTCGCCGAAGTTCATGTACACCTCAATGGTGGACCCACACTTCTCGCACTTAAAGTCGTAGTTAGGCACAATCAAATCCTTCATCTATAGGCGTGGGTGCGGTAGATGTAGCACCGCACATGGCACACTCCTGCAGCAGGTCATACCAGCCCACTGCACGAGTGTCTTCGTCCCACATTACGGTAATTTTGAACATTGCCGATCCGCAGATACAGGCAAAGGTAGGTATCTCTCCATCAAAGGAGAAATCAATCGACTGGTCGATCAGCATTCTTACGCTCCTCGTTGTCCCAGAACAACTTGTAGAAGTCAACGTCAAAGGAAAAGCGCTTCATGTGCTGTACTACTGCACCGGTGTGTGCGTAGAGTGGCACTTCTGCTTCTCGCATGAGTCGGAAGAAGTTGATGTCTTCAGATACGAACTTGTCACCAACGCCAGTCTCATTGAAGAACGGCGTATCGCCAAGTTTCTCTCGCATCTGCTTAGCAGCATTGCGGTGCATGAGCACCAAGCCAAAGCCAGCAGCACCGACACGAACAAGAGAATTAACTGGGAGTGGATGTACATAGGCAAGCTTGTAAGGGTCCTCGGTCCATGAGAAGAGAGATGGGAATGGCGTCATCAGTGCCTGCTCGTTCTCCTTGGAGATGAAGTAGGTACCGGAGATCACCGGACGTGCTACAGGATCTGCCTCATTCCAGAGCTTCTGTAGTACCTCTGGGGTTACCACGATGTCTGAGTCGATCCAGAGGATCCAGTCAAAGTCTGTGTAATCATACCAGTAATCAAAGGCGTTCTGACGCTGACGTCCGATCTGATTACCCTGCACACGCATGGCAGATCGAATAGGTACATTGCCAGCTAGGATCGAATAGACCAGACCTTCAGCAAACTTGCCGTCTACTGAGCCACCGTCGCACCAAGCGACGATGATGTTGTTATTCTTCGGCTTCGGCTTGTCTTGGTTCTGCACTGCCACTCGCTTCATCTCCGACTTGCTCTTGGTTGTCTTGGTCATCGTAAGGTTTCCATCCTCCTAGGTGTTGTACAAGTGATGCCAGCGAACGCTGGACTTTCATGCGAGCACCGTCAGGTGTCGTTGCTAGAGTCTCTGATAGTGCTTTCCAGTCCCCATGCTCCTTGCCAAAGGCAAGTCGTAGGATGTTCTGCTTAGCCTCTGAGAGTGCGTAGAACGCCTTGGCAATGTCAGCCCGTAGTACGAGCCAGTTCATGCCATCGCTTACCTCTCCCCCACCACCGAACTTAGAGTTCAGGTCTTGGATCTTGGCTGGCATCTCATAGGATTCTTGGATAATGCTTGGTAAAAATGCCTCGACTACCGAGGTGTCGTAGTAGTACAGATCAGATAAGTCGTATTTGATGATCTTGGCTTTCTCTCTTTCGCAGTACTTGAGCGCAGCGTTGCGAAGCGACTTAGCAATCAGCTTTTCACGCTCTTTCTCTGGGTATGACTGCCACTCCTTAAACTTGCGAGGATGGCTTACAAACCACATAAACATCTCTTGCTTAATGTCATTGATCTCTAAGACGTAATAGCGTCTCTTGTACTCCTGAGCCAGTTTTGAGACCATCTCGGAGTATTCCTCTACCCAGCTATCGTCTTGCTTCATGGAAGTTGGATTTCTCCCTTGACAATAGGTACTGCATAGGGTGTAACCTTTCGGTTATGTTCAACCAAGATACCGATACCTTGCTGCCAGTTAGCGATACCACTTGTAAGGTAGGATGCCTGCTTAATATCCATAAGGTGACCGACCTCAAGCCCGAAGATAGTATTGGTATCTCCATTGAGTCCGGTAGTTTCGTGTTGCAAGCCGAGCTTATGAGTGTGCCCGCATACAACGCTCTTGCCAAGTTTCTTCGCAAGGCTCATAGCTGTGCTGCCGGGAGTCTGGACGGAGCGACCTTCATCTCCATGTGCCATTACCCATCCGGGGAGAAGCTCCTTGAACCCGTGAAGGTATTGGATCTTAAGCTCATCATAACCGATAAGCTTTTCGACTTTAGTACTACGAAGACTATTAAGGGCAGGAGCGTACTTGTTGATGTACGTCTCGATGCGATCCGTATGGTTGCTGCGTTGAATTACAAACTTCTTATTCCAACCAAGGGCGATACGGAAGTCGAGCATTAAGTCATGCAAGCCATCTATGTCATCTTGTAGCGTGTCATTGTATTCTCCACGCATTCCTTTGTTCCAACGACTTGGCTGAGGAGCGTCAAGCTCATCTCCTACGCACCATAGTTCATCTGGCTTCTCATGCTTAACAAAGTCAATAACGGTCTTGATCGCTTTAGGGTCGTGGTATGGGTATTGGATGTCGCTTAGTACTACGATCTTCTTCATGCGGTCTACCTCTCCACCGACCATTTAGTCGGTGTGAGAAGTATGACACAGCAGATGTCCGTATTGTGAGATTTATCCTACTTGTCGCATGAGATTACGTACGGTTCCTTGTAGGGTTTTTAAGGTACCTGAATTGCTGATGTAGCAGTCTTCTTCGATTTCCTTGCTTGCATGCTCTGAGATGTGATCGTTGACCGGACCAACACCCGGACGCTCTACACGCCAGATCTTTCCATTCAATGCCCAGATAGCTTCCATCTCGTTAGGAAAGCGTACATCTGTAATTACATAGTCGTACCTAAGGGGGTCAACCATTTGAGCCATTGCTTGCTTGACCCAGAAGTCTTCACCAAAGACAGTGCGAGCACCTACGCCTAGAGTTTGCAATAATCTTCGCACTTCAGGATATTGTTTGACTTTATCCCAGCCACCACCCATGTCTACCGCATCTTTAAGATGGTATCCAAAATAGGGGTTAATCTCGTAGAGGAGTTCTTTGATCTTATCGGCAAAGGCAATACGGATAAAGCCGAAGTCTCTTACGAGAACCTCGGCTACTGAATCCTTACCCGACTGTGCGTATCCGCTAAGACCTATCAGCATCTTCAGCTGCCTTAAACTCAAAGTTGGTCATGTCTACCTTGCGTTCATTGAGCTTATCCCAGACTGCCTTGCCTTGACCTAGAGGTGCTGCAACAAGCAGCGCCGTCAATGCAATCAGTAGGTCTTCTCCTTTTTTGCGGTCTGTCTCATAAGCAAAATAAATGTCGTAAAGAGAACCAAAAAGATCCAATACTTTATCGTCCGAGATGGGAATCCCAATCGATGCTTCCATTGTTCTGACATGTTTCCAGATGCTCCTATCCAGCGGTAATACAATCTCTGATTCGCTCATCGATCCAGTCCTTTCCATACTTTAGTATGACGCTATTTACGTCTTCTCCCTCGGGCATTGGGATGACATTCACGTTGGAGAGTTCTCTACCAACCTTCTTGCCCATCTCACTACCAGCCTTGTCACCGTCAGCTAACACGATCACAATGTCGAAATCATCCAAGATACGTCCGTAATGTGGCTTCCATGACGAAGCCCCGGGTAGTCCTACCGTTGGATGCGCTGTCTTTGTAGTCATCATTATACAATCAAACTCACCTTCAGTGAGGCAGATGTACTTCGTGGCTGTAAAGACTGCATTAGTGTTGTACATAGTTGTTTCGGCACCGGGTAAACCAAGGTACTTAGGCTCTTCCCCGTGCATAGATCTTGTACGAATGTCTACCACGCCACTAGGCGTGAGGTAAGGAATAGTTAAACGTCCTACGATTGCTTCGTGACTAGGAAGCGGATCTACGACTACTCCCAGTCCAAACGCTCGGGCTTCGTCGACCGAGAGACCCCGTGTTGCGAGATACTCCTCCGCTTGGCCTATGTGTTTTGAATACTGGATTGTGGCCTTCTGCAGAAATGCTCGATGCGAACTCGATAGCTTCACTTAATGTACCGCCTCTCTCTTTGCGTATTAGATCGTATGTATCTCCTGCTACGTCACAACCGTGACACTTGAACCTGTTAAGGTCAAAGTTCACGGCTGCGCTCGCGTTACGATCATCGTGGTATGGACACTTCATCTTTCTCCAACCGTGTCCTCTAGCTGGTACTGTCGCACCTATGTGGTGCAAGAAGTCTTCAATGCTGTGTTTGTCCGTCATTCTTCATCGCTCTCTTTAGAAGTTCGATCCAAATATGTGCGGGTTGGGTGCAGTACCATTCTCCTACATCAGCTTTCCCCTTGCGCTTATGCAGAACTGTTCCCGTCCAAGCTTTATCGTTGGACATCTCCAGCTCTAGTTCTGCAACCCACCCACCTAGATTCATCGTCGCGTGGTTCTTGATCTCAATAGTGACACCAAGTACCCCGGAGATGTCTCCTTTGTCTAAAGTAGCACCAGCTAATCGTCTATCTGTATAAGGGAATCCTCGTTCCTTTAGCCATTTAACGACGTCTAGTTCTGCCTTAGAACCCTTTGCTTTAGCTGCGTTACTCATACAACCATCATCTCCTCTTGATCGTAGGTACGCATTACATCTTCCAAGTACATCGACTCTGGGTCGAAGACTAATTGTACATAAGTATTGCCGGTTTGGTCTGCTCTTCCGTAGCGATTCTTGACAGGTGCTATGCACATGTACTGATCGAGTCCAGTAGGCAGCATGTAGGTACCGATGGTTAAGACCATCGCTGGTACCTGTGCAACCTTACCCTGCAACGCTGAGCGTGGCTGGCAAGGATGACCCGGTGAACCCTCCTGAGTGTGGTGCAAGACCAGCACTGAGGCGTTGGTATCACGGGCTAGGAACTTTAACTCTTTCATAATCTGACGCATAGCAGCAAACTCCTCGAAGCCATCCATTGTGATGTCCATAAGGTTATCTACCACGATCATGGTAGGTGATCTACCCCAGATAGTCTCAAAGGCACTGACTTCTTCGTCGATGTCTCGAAGGCTAGGACTAGACTCAAAGGACCAATAGATGTGGCTGTTATCCTGCAGAATCTGTTCTGCGAGATCAGGGTTGGCTTTGATGGTGTTCTCTGCTTGCTGTTGTGTCATCTTCCCTGACATAGCGATAAGTCGCATAGCCATGGTGTGAGCATTGGTATCAGCTGAGAAGTAAAGGACAGGTTGTTTCAATCGAGAAGCAATCGCTAAGGCAATAGAAGATTTACCAGCGCCGGGTGTACCGGCGATGACTGTAACTTCAGCACGACGAAGAACGATTCCGGCTCTCTCGAAAGCTTGAAAGGGAGCCGGTAAAGGCTCCCCTCCAACTTCTGCTTTACGAACGGATCGTCGTAAGGTTTTCATTACTTAATGCGATCTGCCACGAACATGACGAACTCTGGGTCATGCTTCTGTAGGTACTGTGTCTTGCACTTGTCGACAGTTCCTTGCGGTGATGGACAGAAGTAACCTTTATAGATACCACCATCTTTAGACGCACCTTGAATACCTGTCATCTTTCCATGCTTGCAGTTACGACCACCCCCTGCTGCAGGAGCTGGGTTAAAAGGTGGGACGTCCTGTACCACTGTTGCACCTAGTGATGACTGCAATAGGCTCTGTGCGTTAGGTGTAAGCCCAACGATAGGTGCTTGTGCAGCTGATCGACCTGCGACTGATGCTTCAAGTTCTGTTACTGCTGACTTGATTGACTCAAGCGCTAACGCAATAACGTTATCGAGTTCTTGTTCTGATTCAGCGCGTACTGTTACGAGACTACCAATAGTAGTCTTGACGGTGATACTGATTCGTGCTTCTGTACTGCTCATTGCTTCTCCTTTGGGTTCCATTCGCATTCTGCGGCGTATCCGCACATGCCACAAGCATCTAAGTTCGCCATAAAGATACCACTCTTTCTGGCTTTATCGAACATGCCAACCAGCGATTCGATCATGTCATCTGTAAAGATGGTCAGATCGAGAGGTGCTGACACTTCCTGTTTTCTTGCCATCCAATAATAACCTATGTCAGCTTGGATGCCAAAGTTCTTCTTCAACCCATAACGATAGAAGGCGGGCTGAAGTCCATCTCGGGGTGTAGTTTTGCCCGTCTTGATGTCGAGCACTGCGTAGACACCTGTAGCTTTGTGTCGCATTACTCGGTCCAGATACATCTTTACCGGTAACCCTGCGATCTCTACTGATATATCTAGTTCTACTGCTGGTCTGCCATCTTCTAACTTGGCAATCTCCCACACATCCTCGTTCTGCTTACGCCACTCAACCCAGTTAGCGAAGAACTTGTAACCATGGGTGTACCACCAGTCACCATCCTCTGGGTCACGCTTAGCATTGGCTACACGCCATGTACCGGACGTGCTGAGATCATACTCAGCGCGTTGTGCTTCAGTCTGTTGCCACGCAGCTTTCCATAAGTCGATCAGTTCAATAGCCATTATGCCAGCTCCTTCTCAATAGCCTGAATAGTTGGGCAGGGATAATTTGCTTCTATTGGTGGCAGATAATCTCCCCTATCTTCTAAACAATGCGTGCAATTTGC